GTGCTGATAATCGAGTGGCGGGGCCTCTTCTGGGCGCCCATCGTGGGCGAGGGGCTGGCATGGCTGCTCGTGCTGGCATGGATACTCATGGCTCGCAGGACGCGGCTCGCAGCAGTTCTGGTCGTCGCTCTCACGCTGGCGAGGTGGCGTAATGGCAAGGCCGCCTCGGAGTGATGACGACGGCGACGGGCGGATGCTCGAGCGCCTTGACGAGAGATCGCAGGATCATGGGCGCCGCATTTCGGCGTTGGAAACAAAGGTCTGGGGCGCGGTGGCGGCGGGATTTGCCGCGTTCGTCGGCGCCCTTTTTAATCTCCTCGGCATGGGGGGGCGGTGATGCTCAATTTCAAAGCTCTCGCGCTCGTCACGGTGATCGGCTGGGTGGCCCTCGTCACCGGCCAGATCGCGCAAGTCGTGCTGGACGAGGCCCCGCAAGAGGAGGTGACGCGGTGAGACACAATCGAGATCAGGTCATCGGCTGGATCGGGCTTTCCGAGGGCGGGTACGTCAATGATCCGCGCGACCCGGGCGGGGCCACGGATCGCGGCATCACCCAGCGGACCTATGACGCCTGGAACGATGCCCAAGGGCGCCAGCGCAAGCCGGTGCGGGGCATCAGCAAGGCCGAGGCCGAGGCGATCCTGTCGGCGCAGTATCTCGACACGGTGCAATTCGACGGCCTGCCGGATGGCGTTGACTATGCCGTTGCCGACTATGCGGTCAACAGCGGCCCGGGGCGTGCGGCCAAAGTGCTGCAGCGCGTGCTGGGCGTGCCGGATGACGGCGTGATCGGCGCGATGACGCTGGCGGCGCTGGCGCGACGTAACCCGGAGGAGATCATCACGGCGGTCTGCGTCGAGAGGATGCGTTTTTTGCGCGGCTTGCGGACGTGGGATGCTTTCGGGCGCGGGTGGTCGGTGCGCGTCCTCGGGCGCCATGACGGGTTCCAGGTCGATGATATTGGCGTGCTGGACCGGGCGATCATGCTGGCCCGCAATGCTCCGCTGATTCCGGCGCCCGTTGTCGCGGCCCCCGGTCGTGGCACAGAGGAGGCCCCGCGCCCCCTGTCGCCCCTGCGTGACCCGGCGATGATCGGAGCCGCAGCGCCGGTCGTCACCGCCGTCGCCACCATGTCGCAAGGCGACGGGCCGATGCAATGGGCTATCGCCGCGGCCTGCGTGATCGCGGCTCTGGGCGTGGTCGCATGGCTGATCCTGCGGGCCAAGAGGGCAGAGGCATGATCGCGCTGCTTGCCGGGCTCGGCTCTCGGGTCAAGGCATGGCTGGCGCTTGCTGGCGCCGCCGTGCTGTTCATCGCCGCCGCCTATACCGCCGGTCGCCGGGACGCGGCCCGAGGCGCTGCCACAGATGCTCTGGACGGGCTTGAGGCCGGGCGTCGCGCCGTGGCCGAGGGGCGCGACGCGGGCACGCCAGACGAGCGCCTGCGCCGCAATGACGGAGACTGGCAATGAGGGCGCTTGCGGTCATCGTCCTGCTTACGGGATGCGCGACGCCTGAGGCCGGGTGTCTGTCCTATGGCGAGGCCCGCCTGTCCATGCCACGGGGTCAGCCGCTGACCGGCCCTTGGGGCGCATGGGTGGCCGATCTGGACGACAGGATCACCGGGGCGTGCAGGTAGGCCGGGGGCTTTGTGTCCGGCCGTTCTAGCCGTTGGCCAGCGCCAGCAGGTCGGCGGGGGTCAGGATTCGGGGGGTGTAGGGTTCGGGCGGGTTGGCCGCGATGATTTCAGTCGGTCACCTTCTCGGGCGGCCAGATCCCGCCCCGGCGCATCGCTGCCAGATCTGACTGCGCCGCCTCGCACCGCTTGAGGCAGCGCATCACGGCGTTCATTTCCGCGATGATTTCCTGCGGGCCCTCGCCGTCGGCGATCCGGCGCAGGACTGCGCCCATGATGCGGGCGTCTGACCCCGATCTGCGCGCCAGCCTTGCCAGCAAGTCGGTCGTGGCCGCGCGTGGCTCGCCTTCGCCCGCCCGCCATCTTTCGACGGTGCGGCGATTGGCGCCCAAAACGTCTGCGAGTGGGGCGATCCAGTCGTCACCCCAAAGCGCGCGGGCTGCGTCTTGCCATGTCATGGTCAGTCCGCCACGATCCTGTCGGACGGGATGCGGTGGAGGTCCGCGATGTGCACGGCAGTCGCGCGCGGCGTGTCCTCGGTGAGGATCGTAAGGGTGCTGCCGACGTAGCAGGCCTGACGACGCTCCGGTCCACCGCGGGTGTCGACGATAGCCCAGACGTGGCCGCCGCTGCGCGGCCACCCATAGGCGTGGGTGATTTTCCCATCGCGCATGACGCGCGCGCTGCAGTCGTCGTAGGTAAGCGTGTCCATGATCGTCCTTTCAGCTGGTAAGGGCTTTGTAGAGGTCCACCGCATCGCCAATCACGCCAGCGGTGCGGCCACTCAAGATGGCCTCGATCACCCGGCGCGTATCGTCGCCAGCACCCTGAATCCAGAAAACTGCGACAGTGGGCAGCACTTCGAGGAGCGCGACGGCGCGATCCTTCAGGGCTTGCGGCGCGGCGCTCGACTCGATGAAGGCGCGATAGTCCGCGATCCACTTCATGCCAGCCTCCAGATGGTAGCAATTTCCGCCCATGCTGGCGTGCGCCCGCTTCGCAATGATGTCCTTGGCGAATTCGATCTGCTTGTCGGTGCCGATGGTGATTTCAAAGGTCATTTCCGGTCTCCTACCGATTGGCGTCCGGTCTATTCCGTCTGCCTATGTCGTATATGTATACGACATTATTGCCGTGCGCAAGAGGGGAATCTCACGCCCCCTCGATTTAATCGGCCCTCGCCGCCGGGCGGCGACCGGCGGGCCGCGGTGGCGGGTTGCGGGCGCCCTGCCCTTTTACAATCGCGTCTGTAAGCCATTGAATCTGCGTGGGTGATCTGCCCCCGATTTTACAGGCCAGCGCGTTGATTTTGCGCGGATGTGGGGTTCCTTCCGGGATCGCCAGCCGCGCGGGCTTTGTGTCCGGCCGTTCTAGCCGTTGGCCAGCGCCAGCAGGTCGGCGGGGGTCAGGATTCGGGGGGTGTAGGGCGCGGGCGGGTTGGCCTCGATCCAGTCCAGCAGCGCCGCCACCTGATCGACCGCAATCGGGAAATCATAAAGGCAGTATTGCCACCAGCGCAGGCGCTGGATGCGCTCGATGGTTGCCTCGTCAAACCGGTAGCGGATGATCTTGGCAGGCACCCCGCCGACGATGGCAAAGGGCGGCACGTCCTGCGAGACGACCGCCCCGGCGGCGATGATGGCGCCGTCGCCGATTGTCACCCCGGCCCGCAGAAAAGCGCCCTGACCCAACCAGACATCGTTGCCGATCCGAGTATGCGGGCGCCCGCGAAAATCGACGGCTGGCAGCGGCCCGTCACGCCCGTCACGCCAGCCAAGGAAGTTCGGATGCCACCCCGCGGTGCTGGTTGTCAGGAAATCGACGGGATGCTCTGCCGCGCCGATGGTCACGCCCGGCGCAATCGAGCAATACCTCCCGATGGTGCAATGCGCGATGGTCGGCCCGTTGAGCAGGGTGAATGCGCCGATATGCACCGGCTGGCCATGGTTGATGACCGCCGACAGATTGGTCGGCTGCTCGAATGTGCTGCGATCATCGAGTGCGATGTTCGGACGCCCGGGCAGGCGGAAGCCTGCCGCCTCGATGTTGGCGCGGGCGGCGTCGGTCAGGTGGATTGTGGTATGCGTCATGGGCTCTCGCAGGCTGTGGCGCCCGCAGGTTACAGATCGCCGCGGCGGGCGCAACTGGCGCGGGCGTCACTCGCCCAGCACCCCCGTGCGCCATTTCCAGACGCGCGCGACCGGCCGGCGGATCGGCAGCCTGCCGTATTCCTCGAGCGTCGGCACCCGGGCCGCACGGCCCCGCCCCGCCCGTGCGATCTACTCGGCCCTCGCCGCCGGTCGCCGCCTGGCGGGCCAGTCATCAGGCCTCGCCCCGGCGAGATACAGCCGCAGCAGGCGTGTAACCCGCACCGGCGGCGCGCGGTGCGTCGCCGCGTCAACGGGCATCTCCATGCGCTGGACATCTTGCGGTGATTTGAGGTCCAGCATCGCCGCCATCTGCGGGCGAGACAGGCCCAGAGATTCCCGGGCAGCACGGATTTCGGCGGGGGTCATCGGTCAGGCGGCCTCGACAAAGGCGATGACTTCCGCGGTGTGATCGATGCTCAGCCAATGACCGCTTTGCGGGTTTGCGATCCAGATGCCGCCGTCGGCGTCGATTTCGGCCTCATGGCAGTTGAGCCGCTCGCGCACCAGGTCAGCCATATCGACATCATTGGACGCACAGGCGGCTTTCAGCGCGAGCACATGGAGACCGATTTCTACGGCGGTCAAGCCATCGGTCTTGCCATCTGTGCCGAGATCATCAGCGGCGGCCTGCATGGCGGCTTCGGGGGTGGCGCCCTCGAAGGCGCCCCAGAAAGTTCCGTTAGCATGGATTGCGAAGCTGGTCATCGCGATATCTCCTCTTGGGCTGCTGCCCGTTTCCATGAGATCAATATAGGGGCATTTGCCCCTGCGCGCAAGCGGAAAACGCAGCACGGGTGGCGGAAATCAGCAGCACTGCCTTGGTCGGCTCCGAAAAAGGGCCGCGCCTTTGCATGATGGCGCCGTCATGTAAACAAATCCCGGAATCCTTTGCGTGACGGCGCCGATCAGCCGCGGTCGGCGAGGCGGACGACCTGCGAGCCCTCTCCGGTGACGTGCCTTGCCCAGGCGTCCATCACGATCCTGCGCCGGTCCAGCAGGTCCGAGCGGGCATAGCTGCGCTCGACCCGGGTGCCGACCTTATGCGCCAGCACGGTCTCGGCCACCTCATAGCTGCAGGCGTCGGTGTCCTGCACCCAAGTTCGGAACGAGGTCCGAAACCCGTGCGGCCGCCCGCCCTCGCCCAGATCGGTCAGCGCCTTTTGCAGCGCCGTGTCGGTGATGTGTGGCAGCTTCCGGCCTTGGCCCGGGAAGGCGTAGACCGGGCTGTATTCGGCGCAGCTTGCCAGCACCGCCAGCGCGGGCGCGGAAAGTGGCACGCGGAACGGCTGGGCCGCACCCTCCTTGGCCTTGATCCGGTCGGCGGGCACGGTCCAGACGGCCCCATCCACCTCGTCAAATCGCAGACCGCGCACCCCGGCGGATCGCACCAGCGTCAGGATCATCATCCGCAGGGCCGCGTGGACAGGGCCGCCGTTGTCCAGCCGGGCATAGAGGGCCGGGATTTGCTGCCACGGGGTCGCGGTGATGGGCACCGTCTCGTGCCGCGCCTCGCCCAGCATGTGCCGGGCGGCCTCGACGACAAAGGGATCGCAATCGTACCGCATCAGGCGCGCTTGCCGGTAGATGATGCCGAGGCGCTGGATTGCCTTTTCGGCGGTCGGCGGCTTGCTGCGCCAGATCGGCTTGAGCGCGGCGCAAATATCCGCCTCCCGGATGTCGCGCAGCCGCATGGCGCCGAGCTTGGGCAGGACGTGGATCGCCAAGGGCGAAAACCATCGCCCGCGCTCGCCGTCGCCGCGCAGCGTCGCCTTTCGGCCCTCGAACACCGTCAGCGCCATATCGGCAAGGGTCGGGTCTACCCGGTCCATTTCGGCGCGCTCGGCCTCGATCTGTCGCGCGCGCTCAGTGATCGGGTCTTTGCCGGTCAGCAGCACGGCCGCCCATTTGTCGCGCGCCTTGCGGGCAGCGGCGAGGGTGACGGCGGGGTAGGTGCCCAGTCCCATTTCGCGGCGGCGCCCCCCGAAGGAGTAGCGCCATGACCAGCGCCCGCCGTCGGCCGTCCGGTCCAAGATCAGCCCGCCGCCGTCCGACAGCTTGCCGGGCGCCGCTGCCTGGATGGCGACAGCCGTGAGCGTGTTGCGCGTGCGCGCCAAGATCAACCCCCCAACGTACCCCCGGGATTGGCCGCGCTGGGCCGCGATTCGATGCGGCGCCCAGCGACGGCGGCCCGGGCCAACCGCCTTGACAGTAAGGCGGTTGTGCGACGTGTGGCAACAGCCTGCGGCACTAGTGGGGTGCTTCTCGACCGCACCATTTTCCCAAATCAGGGCGTTGAAAACAAACACTTTCATGTTTTCGCGCCCGATTTACCCACCAATCTACCCCCATTATTGGCTTCGCTGGGCGTGCGCCCATCGATCCAGTCGGACACCTCTGCGACCTTGAGCAGGCTGCGGGTGCCGCGCTTGCGGATGATGATCTCCCCCCGATTCGCCGCACGATAGAATGTGTCGCGCGACAGCCCGAAAACCTGGGTGGCGTCAGCGATGCTGACATAGAGGGGGGTGATACCCCTGATCTGTGTCGGTGGATCAAAGCGGGCTGTCATGGCTGTCCCCGCATTATCGCCTCTGCGCGGTCTCGGATTTCTCGCCTCGCGCTGCGGTGTCCGAGATAGTGCGCGATGCCGACCGACCCACCGAACACGGCGAATTGCCCCCATGGGCCGAAAAGCGCCGCAGCGCCATACACAAACCCGGCGCAGAAGCTGAATATGTAAAAGCCACTCATGCCCCGCCCTCCATGGCGCGCAGGGCGGTCACAAGGTCAGCAAACCACCCGTCCATTTCGTCAGCAACGGCCTCCTGCCGCGCACGCCTAGCCGCCATCACCAGTGCCGCCACCTCGGGCACCAGCATCGCATCTTTGATCTTGATCGGAGGCGGGCCAAAATGCGCAGTCGGCCAACTATCGGGCGGCGATTCCAAGGCATCGAGCGCAGCACCGATCCGGCTGTGCATTGGATAGACGCTCGAGATCATCGCCTTTGCAGTCGTCAGGATAGCGACGGCGGCATCTACCAGCGCGCTGTAGTCGGGGTTAATGTCCGCGTCGTGGTGTGTTTTGTCAGCGGTCATGGGCGGCGTCCCTTGAATTGTCGATTGCCCGCCCGGTCCATCGCGGATCGATCCTCTGCCGATCCGAATGGCGTTCGTCAAAAATCGCCAGCGCGGCAATCGGGGCGACGAAGAGGGCGACGAAGCCGATTACCGCCTCGCCACCGCCGAATGCGAGAAATGGGATCGCCACGGCTACGACGAGCGTGGCGAAAATGATACCCCCGTACATCACTGCCGATCCTGTGCTGCGATGATGGCGCGGTGAGCGGTATCCAGCGCCAACCAGTCGGTCATCGTTATATGGCCGGTACTGATCGTCACATCGCCATTGTCATTGTAGACGGCTGCGACGAATGGGCGGCAGGCGCCAACCAACCTCTCCGCATCCGCCCGCGCTTCGGCAAGCTGGGCCTCGGCACGTTTGGCGCTGGCACCCTCTTTGGACCAAAGATCACCCATCATGTCGCGGGCGGATGATGCGGCGCCACGCTCCGCCTCCAGTCCCACAACGCGGGCGCGCAGATCACTGATAAGGTAGGTCATCCCAATGGCCGCAGCTTTGGTGTTGTTCGCCCGCGCCTCTTGCGCGTTGACCTCCGCTTCCAGTTCCCCCACGCGGGCGCGAAGGAAGGTCAGGGCTTCGGCCGCATCAGACAGGACATTTGCAACATCCACTGGAATGCCGGGCCTTGCCGCTGTTACTCGCACCAGCGCATCCAGCACCGCATCGTCCGGTAGGCGGGTTTCGGTGTCGTTCATCGCATCACTCCCCAGATTATCGCGCCGATCACAGGTCCATCCTCCTGCGGTACGCCGGGATCGCGGCCTGAGCGTCGGCCCGGGTCATGGCGCGGATGACGCAGGCAAGGGGTGCGTCGGTCGCCTCGACCGCCTGCGCCGCCGCCTCGAAGGCCGCGCCAAGCAGTTCCTCGGCCTTTTCGGCGTTCCACCCCAGAGTGATCGCCTCGCGGCGCCAATGGGTCGCCTCGGACCGCGCTTCGGCAGCCGAGGCTTCGATGGCCGCGATGCGCTCGACCATGTCCGCGATGATTTCGGGGGCAGCCGCGAAAAGGCGGGCCAGATCGCCCTTGTCGCGCCGCACCTTGGCGATGGTGCCGACGAAATCGGGCGGCATGATGTACCAGCCGCCCTGGCCATCATCCTCTGCGGTATAGTCGGCGCAGATCAGGCCGCGGTCATCAATTCCCGCCAGCAGGGCGCGGGCGGATTCCAGCACGTCATCGCTCATTGTGTGTCTCCGGTTTGGGCATGTCATCGATGTTGCAGCGGTGCGCTGTGAACGTGTAGGCCGCGACCCAAGGGTTCGCTTCCCACGCCTCGGGGCCGTGCAGGCTGTCCCAGAGGTCCGCGTACCAGTCGCGCGCGCAGTCCCAGCCCACGAAGCCACCCTTGGGATGCGGTTCGTCAGCGGGAAAGAAGCCGCCCACATCGTCAGGGTCGCCACGCTTGCAGCCCTCAGCCCATGCATCCGCCTCGCTGATCCACTGCAACCGCTGGACGCGCACGTCCGTGACGATCAGCGTCAGGCGGGACGCCCAGCGGGGCATGTGGATGGATGGGCGCCACCGAAGCCCGCCGGTCGATCGATCCCAGCCCTCGCGGTAAATGGCGGCTCTGTCGCGGTCATCTGGGTTGACCGCCTGCTGAACGCCATCACTCATGCGATAGGCTGTCACCGGGACAAGAGCATGCGCCTCGCGGACATAGAGCCGGTCGCCGGGGGCGTAGGGAACCTTTATCGGAACGTAGTCAAGGCTTCCGAAATTATCGGTTCGATAAAAACCCGGGGTCGGCACGCTGTGCCACTCAACGCTTACGTCGGATGCGAATGCTGAGGATAGCACCCGCCTCGTCTGCGACTTGCGCCCGTCCAGAAGCGCGCGCACCATCGGCGCGGAAAAGATGATACCCTTGTCAGCCATTCCGGCGCCCCGCCTCCGATAGCTCCACAAACATCTTGCGGCCCGTGGGTCTGGAACCTGTGATCCATTTCACCGGGCGCCATTCGATCGCGTCCTGCGCGCGCCTTATCTCGAGCCACTGCCGAGCAAGAGCCGGGTCAACCGCGCTGGCGAGGGCGGCAAGCCGCGGCGTCGCGGCACCCCCGCAGAATGGGCACGGCAGTAGCGTCGTCATGTCAGCCATCACTGAAACCCCTTGTGCGGCGGGGGGTCTTGCGGTTCGCGCCAGCGATCTAGGCATTCTTGCATCGCCGCCTTTGCCTGATCCCGATCGACATTCGACACATATTGCGCGCGGTGCCCGCCCCAGGTGTAGAACGAAAAGGGCACGCGCTTGCCGCCGGTGGCCTCGGTCAGCTCCGCGTCGATCAGCCGGGCGATCTTTTCCAGCCGATGCGAGATCGCAATCTGATCGGCGAAGGTGAGGGGTTTGTCAGCCATTCTTGGCCTCCTGTTGTGCCCACACGCGGCGGGATGCGTCGGTCGTCTCGCGGATCGTCGGGGGCTCTGGCGCCCATGACGGGCACAGCGTCCAGTCGGTCAGGCCCAGATGCCGGGCCATGGTGTAGGCCTGCCCCTGACTGGCACAGGGCCAGTGGCGGCCGGTTTTGGCGTCGTGCAGGGTCATGGCGTTCCTCATTTCGGATACACGATTTCGCCGTTGAACCGGCGGTAGGGCATCTTGCGGCGCACAGGCCCGGTCCCGGTGCGCCGCTTTTCCTCGCGCCGGACCTTCGCCGCCCGCGGTGCGCTCTCCGTCGCCGTGATGACGGCGTGGCAGTCCTTCCGGATGCACAGGCAGTTATCGAGGCTGTTGTCGCCGCCGAGATACGCCTCGATCCGGTGGTGGTATTCCGGGCATCCCTTGGGGTGGTTCAGGTCGAAGTGCAGCCCGCAGCCGCATTCACACCGGCCATCTGCGCGCTGCCATGCCGCCTTGCGGACGGACTGCGGGAACTCAAGGCGGGTCATTGGATCACTCTCGTCACGCGTCCGATCTCAGCATCGCCGCGCTTGTGAGGTCGAACCCAAACGCGCACGCCGGTCGAATAGGTGCGCCAGTGGCCCCGCACGTCATGTTCGCGCATCTTGATGCCGGACGGATCGGCGGGCGGCTCGTAGCCGCGCTGACGAGCGATGCCAGACAGGCTCCGCAGGCTGCTGACCGGGGCGTAGCGCAGGCTGTCACCCTCGCGCTCCCACGCGCCCGGAGAATTGCGCGTGCCGGTCAGCACCGACACATCGGCCTGCGCCTCGGTATATGAGGCCAGGACCAGCGCGGCGCGGACGTATTGCGCGATTGCCAGCTTCTGCCAGTCGGTGAACCGCTGGTGGTAGGCGTCGGCGCTCAGGTCGCTGTCGCGGAACCGGAAAGGCGCTTGCCGCCCGCTGCGCTTGCCCCAGACCGTCAGGGCGTGTTCTGTCTCGTCGGTCAGGACAGACAGGATGCCGATGTGCTGGCTTTCCACCCACCAGCGCCCGAAATGCTCAATCCGCGTGTCGCGCTCGTCATTCTCGGCAATGATCCGGTCGGCATCTGCCTCGCGCTCGCGGGTCATCCGGAACACCACGGCGGGCAGCATGTCGGCGGGCATCTGGAAGCGGGCCTTGGCGAAGATCGACGGAAGCTGCTTCATGCTGCACCCTGCGCGTAAGGGTTCGGCTCGCTCCACTGGACGCCGTGCCGGTCGCCGTATTCCTGAACCACGGTGATCAGGTCCGCGAACTCGGCCTTCGTCAGCCGCGAAGAACTGAACCCGATAGGGAAAGGCCGGTTGTCCAACCCCTGTTCAAACTGGACCGAATGCCCGCACGAGTGCATAAAGAGGCACTTCCAGACCTCGGGCGTGTGCACTCGGCCTTCCGGCTTTGCCCGGCTCACGTCGCTGATCATGGCCCAGAGCTTGGCGTTCTGGTCCTCGGTGCGCTTCGGCCCGCTGACCCGCACGATAGAGCCGACAGGCGCGCGCTGGATCATGGCGCAGGCGAGGGCCTGTTGCTCTAAGCCGCGCAGGATCACGGTTTGTGTCATATCGGGGCGCTCACAGCGAATTCCCGCGCCCAGACAGCCGCAACGGCCCGGGCCGCCCGCTTGGGATCGGATCCGCCCCGCAGCAGCCAACCGACCGCAAATGCGCAGGCCCGGGCCTCGTCGTGCCAACCCATGTCATCGCGGGCATGGCGCAGGCCGGTGAGGGCAAGGGCTTCGAGGGCGGCGCTCATGCGGCGACCTTCAGTTCTTCGCGCCGGGCGGCGGCGGCGGCTTCAACCTCATGCCAAACCGGAGCGAACGCCTTCTGCATCGCGGCAAGGGCTGGCTCGGACTGTGCGCCCTTCACGATGACGCCGAGCGTGTCGATGATCGCGGCGCGGATTGCCGGGTGTTCGCCCTGCCCATCGGGGATTGCCGCCAGCAGATCGCGGCCCGTAGTGGCGCGCTCAATTGCGGCGATATACGGGGTGGCGTCGAAGTCCTTCCCTACGTTCGCCCGGTCCTTGTCATAGAGGGCAAGTCCAAACGGGTTCCCGAAGCTGCGCAGGGCGCGCTTGAGCGCGTCCGTCACGGCCTCTTTCACGGCGCTCTCATGGGCGAGGCCGCAGTCAACATCATAGCCATGACCAGCGCCGAAATCCTCGCGCAGAACCCCGGCCACGTTGACGCGCACCTTGGCGGTGTAGGTCACCCCGAAGCCGGGCTTCTTGTCCTTGCCGATGGCGCGCTCGCCTTGGAACACACAAGTGCATTCCTCGACGGTGTAGGCCCAGCCATCGAAACCGAAGATACGGTTGGCCTCCGCCATGGCGTGCCAGCCTTCGATGTAGTCGCCTTTCGGGCCGAAGGACTTGGCGGGCTTGACGTTTGCGGGGTCAAGCTTGCGCGTCAGTTCTGTCGTGATCGTCTGCCAGTTCATCACTTCACCCTCACTTGCAGGGTTTCTTCACCGCGCACCAGTTCAGCGCCCGGCACGGTTTCGCCAGCCTCGATCTGCGCCCGGATCGCCTTCTTGTCGGGCGCGGTGATCGTCTTGACGGTGCACAGCTGCGTCGGCACACTGGCCTCGTCGGTGATCTTGATGGACAGCGACCCGGCGCGCAGGGACAGCGTGGCAAGCGGTCGCTCGATCTTGCGCTGACCGATGGCCTGCATCACCAGTTTCTGTGCGGTCCTGTGGGCTTCGGCGCGCATGTCGATGCGGTCGGCGCGGGCTTTCAAGGCGGCGATCCGGGCGTTGATGGCCTCGACGGTGGCGCGGTCTGCCTGTTCCGCCTCAATCTCGCGGTCGAGGATTTCCAGCGCGTCGCACTCACCGGACAGGGTGTCCAGGAACAGATCCTCGTCGTCGCGGTACGGGGCCAGTTCGGCGGCGATGCGCTGGATCAGCGGAAGGTCAATGCGGTAGGTCATGCGGCTTTCCTTTCGGTCTCGGCCCAGAAATCGGCGGGCGGATCGGTCCATTCGTCGGTCGGGATGCCCTCGCCATGCTGGGTGAGGCTCCACGCGGCGCGGCGGCGGTATTGCCAGTCAGGCGATCCGGGGCGGTAGTGTTTGGCCTCGGTGCGCAGGCTGTCGATTGCGTCGGTCCAGTCGGGCATCATGGCTGGCTCTCCTGCATATAGGCGGCGTGGCGGTGGGCATCGTGGGCGGCATTGGCGATGCCACGGGTGACAGCGGCTGCGGACAGCGCGCTACCGGCGATGCAGGCGGCGAGGATCAGGGCGCGGGTCATCCGCCCGCTCTCCGCATCCGGTCGGCAAGGCTCTCCGTCGCATCGCAGCAAGCCCCGTCCAGCGTCCTGATGAACAGGTCGATGAACTCGGCGCGGGTCCGGGCCGGATCTTCGGCGCAGATGATCGCGCTGGCGGCGTCGCGGCAGGTCTTTGCCATCATTGCCACGGGCATCTGATGGCGGGGGGCGATGTAGCGGGTGGCCCCGGCGGCTGCGTCATAGTCCGCGAATACCTGGCCCATGGCCTTGAGGGGGTCGCTGGGCCGAGACGGCACGACGGAAGCGGCGGCGCGGGCCTTGATGCTGGCGAAGATGCTCATGCAGCACCCCCGATCATCGCGCGGGCCTCGGAGGCCGGGGCGAACGTGATAGCGTTCTCGCTGATCCGCTTGGACATCTCGACCAGCGGGTTGACGAACTCGGGGTCATAGCCAGCGGCGCGGCACTTCTCGATTGCCTCGGCCACGGCCTTCGCGGCATCGTTGCGCAGGCGCTCGGCTTCGCTCGGGATGGCGGCGATGGACGCGTCCAATCCGTCGAGAGCCTCGGCAAAACTCGCCCCCTTTCCGCGAAGAATATCGCCGGACTTCATCCAGATTTCCGCCGTGATGTTGCCGCTGTCGTCGATTTTGACATCGGGCGAAAACCCGCAGTACGGCTGCTTCCCGGTGCGCGCGACATAGGCCGAATGCGCGGCAACCAGCCGGTCGATGATCTGCTGTTCGTTCATGGGGGCGGGGTGGCGAAGTTGAGCGTTCATGCTGCGGCTCCTGTACGGGTTGCGGGTTGCATCGCCGCGACACGATCAGCGGCGATGGCGAGGGAATCGGCGGCTTCGGCCAGATCGCGGGCGACAAACGCGGCGTTGACGCCCGGTTCCGCTGCGCGGTGCAGGCTGTGCAGCGCGCAGACGCAGGCGCTCAGGGCGCGGGCCATGTCGGGGCTCATGCCGCCACCTCCCGGCGCCAGTCGGTCCGCAACTGCGCGGCCTGATCGGCGTCATGCGCGGCCTGCATGGCGTCGCTGGCATAGTCGATCAGCGCATTGGGGATGGTGTCGTAGACATAGCCCCGCGCCTCATAGAGGGCGGCCACAGCGCGCAGCACCAGGGCGGTTACGTCCCGCATCGGCGCCTCGGTCGAGACCGCCCAGACGCGGACCATGGGCCAGCCCTGCGCGATGGCCTCGGACGCCTCATTTACGGCGGCGTCGAAATCGGCGCATGCGGAATCCTCGCCCATGAACGGGGCACCGGACGGCGTGATCGTCTGGACGAAATAGGCGGGGGTGCGCGCGTTCATGGGCGCGGCCTCACGCTGCCAGCCGCGCGGGGAGCGCAGCGGGGGCGGCGGGCGGGGTGGGATCGTCATCGCCCTGCGTCACGTCGCGGTACTGCGACGGCTTGAGCGTGATCCGCGCGGGGCGGCGCGAACGCTCGTGGCTCAGGATCGCGCCGACGACGACGCCGACGAAATGCGGGGGCAGGAAGTGCATGCTCATGACGGGGGTTCCTTTGATGCGGGGGTCAGGCAGCAGCGGCGCGCGAGGCGGCCTGCTGGATGCGCTGAATGTTGGTGAGGTAGTAAATCGCGGCCTCGGTCTCTTCCGGGGTCAGGGCCTGCGGATCGCGCTTGCGCACCGGCAGGGCGAGGCCGACCGAAAAGACGATGCTGCCATGCCTCGGCCCGTAGCCGTACTCGCTGTCACAGCGCTGACCGGACCATGCGTCGTAGTTCTTGGTGCCGAAGTAGGTGCGCCAGAGGTCGCTGTAGGTGACGCGGATCGGCGCGCCGGTCGCCAATTGCTTGATGGCGTCGGCGATGACGCTGTGCGCGTCAGCCCCGCCCTTCGCGTAGGTGCCGCGAATGTCGAGGACGCGCATGGCAGCGTCGATCTTGTCGCTGTCCAGACCCTCGGTCGCGTTTTCGAGGATCAGGGCGCTGGCCCGGATTTCGCGTTGAAAGTCGGCGGTGCGCTGCTTTGCTGCGGCTTCGTGGGCGGCAAGCTCGGCGCGAAGTTCGTGTATGCGGCGGGCGGCGTCGGTCAGGCTCATGGCGCGGTTCCTCTCTTCCGGCTGTCGTGCCGGTGTAGGGAGGACTATGCGCTATGCATAGCACAGTGTCAATGCCTTTCGCATAGTGTGCATAGCCATTCTATGCACAGCGCGAATCGCGTGCTATCCTGCCCCTACCGCGTCACGGTGGCGCGCAGCAAAAAGCCCCGCGCGAGGCGGGGCTATGTCGTTCGTCGGTGTCTGTCTTTGACTTTCTAGATCGCCGTCATGTCGGCAGCATCGAAAGCAGGCGTGGCCCGAACAGAAGAAGCAGGACCGCGAACGCGAAGACGGCCCCGACGACGCGGGCCACGTCCCACTTTGTGAGCAGCTTTTCTTCGATCTTCTTCAGCACGGCATCGACGCTGTTGAAACGCTGATCCATCTCCCGACGCATCGCGTCTTGGCCGACTTCAAGCTTTGCTACGCGCTCGCGCATGTCGTCACCTCCGGGCGGTTCACCCGGATTATGTGGGCCTTTCCATGACGTGCGCAAGGGTGTTACTTTGGAAAGCTGCCCCTCCATGTGCCTGCCGAACTTCTCGGGAACGTCACTCATCTTGTACCTCACGGCGGGCATAAATGTCGCGCAAGCCTTGGGTGATCAGGTTGTTCGATGCCTCAAGAGCTGCCACGGATCGCCGGGCGTAAGACATATACTCTGGCGCATCACGGCCAGTCGTGGCCGTTAGGAAAACGGCAATTAGTCCTTCTTGCTGAAAGGCGAGTGCCGCTAACAACTTTGCCACATCCTCAAGGGTAGCGGGCCTTGCGTCGCCTGCAAAATCCTTCAGAAGCTGCTCAACAAGATCATCCGTGACGTTCTCATCTTCTGGCGCTTCGCTCATAGCGGCATTCACCCTCACATATCCAGCATCGTCCGGTAGGCGCGGCCGGTCAGGGGCAGTTGCGCGCCAGCCGTTCCCGGTCGATCTCGTTGAGGTGGCCGCGCGTCACGGCAATGTCGGTCTCGCGGTCGTTCCCAGACATACTGGACAAGGGCAGCCCCAGAAGGATGACCCCGACAGTGTCGCCGGTCCGGGCACTGCTCTGTTCGGCGGTCAAAACCTCAAGGCGCTGCGTGCGCGCGAGGCGCTGCTCCGCCAGCTGCGCGCAGCTTTGCCCCTGGTACATTCCGGTGCCGATGTCAGCGGCAGCGATGTCTTCCGGGTTTGCAGCACAACCTGCCAGAAAAATAGCGCAAATCGTAACAGCAACAGCAATCTTCATCGGTGATTCTCTCCAAGTTTCATGGTGAAGCGTGGCACAGTTCCACGCAGGATCAAACTCCTGTGATCCATCAGACTTTGCCGCCTTTCCAGATCACGCGCCCGACGACCTCTATCTCCTCCGCGGGCTTCTCGACCGGGTGATACATCGCGCGGTTGTCGGAGATGATCGAGACATAGCCCCGCTGCGAAGCTCTGCCGATCCGCTTCACCAACAGCGCATCGCCGCCATCCTTGATGACAAACAGGCCGTCATAGGACAGGTCACGCTTGGTCACGTCCAGCATGACAACGTCGTCGTCGGCCAAGGTCGGCAGCATCGAGTCGCCCTTTACCGAGATGATTTTCAGATCCTTCGGTTTCGCTGTGGTCAGCTTGGACAGATAGCCTGGCGGAAACGCGAGCTGGGCAACGGCCTGCTCATCGTAGACGACCACGCCATGCCCGGCACTCGCCTGCACGTCATAGACGTTCACGAGGTCCGGTTCCGCCGGTGCCGCATCGTCTGGGTTTCGCCCATATAGAATCCATTCCGGCGTCACCCGGAACGCGCGGGCATAGGACCGCGCCGCGTCAGCGGTTATCCCGCGCGATCCGTTCTCATGCCCTTGATAGGTAGGCGGAGAAAGAGACAGGGCGCGCGCGGCATCTGCTGCCGTGGTATAACCGGCGGCTTTTCGGGCGGATTTCAGGCGGTCGGCTTCTGCTGTCATGCCTTCGGTTAGCATAGCGGGCTATGCAATAGGCGTTGACATTGGGCTATGCGCAAAGCATAGTGCGATGCATGGAGCATATTCTCACCCTTTGGCCTTCGATGGCCGTCCTCGCCGCAGACATCGGCAGGCCGTACCAAACCGTGGCCGCATGGAAGCAGCGCGGCTCGATCCCCGCCCGGTATGACCTTGACCTGATCCGCGCGGCGAAGGCTCGGGGGAAGACACTGACCCTCGAGCAACTCGCCTCCGCCCGGTCTGTGCCGGAGCGCCTCGCTTCCTGATCCCATCACCGTCCCCTTCTGTCCGCTTTTGGAAGATGGGAACGCCGCCCGCAAACCCCAAGGAAACAAGGTTCGCCATGTCAGATCAGATAGCGAACATCAGCGCCGTGATGCGCTCGCTGGCAGAGCGCTTCGGCTGCCTTGACGCCGTGGCCGAGACCATCGCAGCGCGCCGTGGCCGATCTGTCAGCAAGGGCACCATCAGCCAGAAGCTGAACGGCTCGCTGGACTGGACGCTGGCCGACATGATCGCGCTGGAGGATGCGTTCGGGGTCCACCCTGTCACGCGGCTGATTGCGCGGCGTCTGAACGACAAGCCCGAGGCTGCGGCGGAGAATCTGCTGACCGCCGGGGCTGAGATGGCGAAGGAAGGCGGCGAGGCCATCGCGGCTGTGCTGGCCGCTCAGGCATCCGCCTGCTGCCACGACGAAGCTAGGGCGATCTGCGAGATTGACGAAGGGATCGCCGCCATGATGCGCGCCCGTGCCTGCATCGTCCAGCGCCAGCGCGCGAATGGCGGTGCCGCATGACCCCCTCCCTCCCCCTCTCCCGGAAGGGCGCAGCATGACGCGATCAGCGCGAGGCCTTTTCCGTGCCACGGGCAAAACCGCGCAGCCGGTGATGGTCGGCATCCTTGATGGGCAGGCGGTCTATGACGCCGATCCGGTGCGCGAGGCTGACGACTTCTACCCGACGCCGCCCGAGCCGACACGCGCGTTTCTCGGCGCCGAACTGCCCCGCCTGCGCGCGCTTTCGCGCGTCTGGGAGCCTGCCGCCGGTGATGGCGCGATGGTGCGCGAGATGGCCGCCTGCGGGCTGGACGTGACGGCCTCAGACCTTATCGACCGGGGCGCCGGTGCCGTCATCCGTTCATTCTACGACTTCGGCCCGGCAGATGCCATGCCCCGCGCCATCGTGACGAATCCCCCGTTCTGCGAGTGCAATTCGGGCCGCTGGATTCGGCACGCCATGGAAGATCTGGGCTGCGAATACATGGCCCTGCTTCTGCCGCTCAACTGGCCGGGCGCGGAGGGTCGCGCTGGCCTCTGGGCGAAGCATACCCCGGCGCGTGTCTACCTGATGCGCTGGCGGATCGACTTCACCGGCAAGGGTGCCCCGCCGATGCTCAACGCATGGTTCGTCTGGGACAAGGAATCGAACGGCTCGACCGAGCTTCGGATGCTGGACCGGATCGACGGCAGACAGGAGGCGTTCATATGACCCCGTTCGAGGCATGGATCGCGCTGGCGTTCCCTTGGCTGGCCCCGGCTGGCGCTGATTACCGCAACCTGCGCGCGGCGTTCGAGGCTGGTTACGCCGCCTCCCTCCCCAGCCAGACAGGTGCCGCATGACCCTCCACCCCTTCAACTCGCGCGACAGCCTGAAATCCGGCACAGCCTACCCCCTCTGGGAGCGCGGTCGCATTGAGCGCCGTGTTGCCCGGCTGGCCTGTGCGGACTGGCCGTCGCGGCGCGATCTGGCGCTGGTCGAGGCGATCATCGGCGGCGGGCTGGACAGGGCGGTTCTGGACACCGGCGCCAGCCGTGACGACTGCCTCGCCCGCTGGAGCCTGCTGTTTCCGGCTCACTACCGGGGCGGCATCGACAATCAGGCCGGTCTGGTCCGCGCGTTGCGCGAGGCCGCGGCACAGGAGGTCTCCGATGCGTGATTTGTCCGGTCTTACCCTGCCGCAGTTGCATGCCGCGGCGGTCATCATTGCTGCGGCGGTCGCGGCGCGCATCCGGGCCGAGGCTCTGGGGCTCACCGCGAACTGCGAGGTCATCGACGACGGTGAGGCGCTGTCGTTGGTCCTGACGCCGGAGGATGCACAATGAGCCTGTCTCGCCGATCTCTCCTGTCCGCGATGGCCGCTATCGTCGTCGGTGCCCTTTATGGGCCGCGCGCATGACGCCCGGCCCCACCCCATCCGCGCGTTTCTCCTCCCCGCGCGGGGCCTGTCCGGCGTCCTCCTCCCGCCGGGCAGGCATCTATCGCCCGTTCTTTTCGTATTATGGCGCGAAATGGACGTCTGCCAAGCACTACGGCGCGCCGCGTCGCGCGCTGGTGATCGAGCCTTTCGCGGGTTCGGCCTGCTATTCGCTGTATTGGGGCGCTGAGAACGTGCGCCTCTATGACCTGTCGCCCGACATCTGCGACCTCTGGGATTTCCTGATCCACGCCAGCGACGCGGATATTGCCGCGATACCTGACACATTCGAGCATCAGGACGAGTTTCTGAGCCTGCCCCGCGGCCCGCGTCTGCTTTGCGGGTTCTGGGTCAGCAAGGGGCGCGCTGAGACGAGCGGCGTTCTTTCGCCGTGGTATTTCCAGTATCGCGGGGCAACAGATTGCCGCGTCTGGGGGCCTGCGGTCAAGCGCCGGATCATCGCGCAAAAGCCGTTTCTGGCCGGGTGGTCCATCGACTGCCTGTCATACGATGATGTACCGGTCGAGGATGCTCACTGGCACATTGACCCGCCCTATTCTGGCGCCGCCGGTCGTCGGTATCCGCATTCCGCCGTCGATTTCGACGCGCTTGGGGCATGGTGCCGCACGCTGCCGGGCGCCGTCGATGTTTGCGAAAACGTCGGCGCCGATTGGCTTCCGTTCGCGGCCTCGCACGAGGTTGTCACGTCACGCGGGCGGCGCTCTGGCGCTGTCAGCCGCGAGGCGCTTTGGAGGCGCGACGCAGCATGACCGCCCGTCTCAGCAATTCAGTGGGTCGGGAAAGCCTCTGGAACCCCGTGCGCGCCGGGGCCTGCCGCGCAAGCTCCTTGTTGGCCACAACTGCGGGGGCGGTGAAAGCTGCCCCCGGCTTTTCGGCCGATCCGCTTTCCGGCTTGCACGCCGCCTCCCCCAAGCCCCGCCGCATGGTGCGCCCAGCGGCCCCCTGCCGGTCTACGGGCCGTCAGGCGTGGCGTGCAAGCCCGAGCGCGGCAACACCAAGCGGCGCCGGTTGCGACCCGGTTTCGCCCCGGCTGGTGCATAGGCGCGGAAAGCCGAATGACGACGCCGCCGCGCTCACCCCATCCGGTGCTGTTGCCGGATACGCTGCCCCGAGAGGGCGCGTCTCGTCAGGGCCGCTGGAAGCAGCGGTTGCCAAAGGGATGCAAGCCAGAAATCGGCGTGCGCCTGTGGCTGCACTGTCCTCCCAACTGGCCGGGCTGTTCGCGCTGCCCGGCGCCTTTGGGGGCGCGGCATGATCGCGGCGCTCTACGTCCAGGCTGGCGGCAGCTACTACGGCATCGACGGCGTTGACCCGTGGGACGAAGCTCGTGACGCAAGGCTGTACACCGGCCCGCACCCTGTTGTGGCGCACCCGCCCTGCCAGCGGTGGGGCAAGCTCTGGGCCGGTCAACCGCTGTGGATCAAGCGCACAGGCGAGCGCAAGATCAAGGGCGATGATGGCGGATGCTTCGCCGCCTCGCTTGACGCCGTGCGCCGTTACGGCGGTGTCCTGGAGCACCCGTGGGGCAGCCACGCATGGCCGCATTTCGGGATCAACGTGCCGCCCCGCTCCGGCGGCTGGATCATCGCGGATGACTATGGATGGACGTGCTGCGTAGAGCAAGGCCGCTATGGCCACTACGCGCGCAAGCCGACGCTGCTCTACGCGGTCGGCGTCAAGCTGCGGGAACTGGCCTGGGGCATCAGCGAGCCGTCATTCCCGCCGGAAGCCATCGAAAAGCACGGGCTGGCATACTGCAAGCGCGCTGGGGAACTGGCGTTTCAAGGCGGCGGCAAGGACAGCGCCCCGCGCATCGGAACGCCCGCACCGTTCAGGGAAATTCTCATCGCCATGGCGCGGTCTGTGAAGGTGGAGGCATGAGATGGCCGGCCGCTGCTCTCACCCTGGCTGCGAGGCTGACGGGCCGTTCGGGTTCCAAGCCCCGGGCCTCAAGCGCGACCGCCGCTCAACAGCCATCGCCCACGCCTGCGCCGATCACCGGGAAGCCGTCGAACGCCGCTGGCTCGCATGGATCGCCGATGGATGCCCTGACCGCCCGCGAGGAAGCCATAGCGCAGGCCAAGCGGACACGGCGGCACGACCACCGGAGCAAGGCGCGGGAACTGACGCTGGCCTGCCTGCGCCGCAACTGACGCTGATCTAGCCCGCGCAACCAATGCGGTAGCGAAACGAAAACGCCGGAGAACATCATGGACGGTTCCAACATCGACGCCACCCTCGCCGCCTCGCAGGCTGAGCTTCTCAGCTTCGTGGAGCGCATCGAATACGAGCGCGCCCAGCAGGCTGAGAGCAAGGAGCGCGAGAAAGAGATTTTCGCGGAACTGAAAGGCCGGGGCTACATGGCCCGCCCGGTGCGCACGATCATCAAGGAGCGCGCCACCGCGCCGGACAAGCTGGCCGAGGATCAGGCCGTTCTGGACGTCTACAAAGCCGCGCTGGGGATGGTCTGACCCATGCTGATCCGCCTCCCATGGCCCCCATCAAAGACCAGCTCGAACGGATCGCAGGGCGACTTCCGGGGCAAGGCTGCGGCAGCGAAGGGCTACAAGGCCACCTGCACGCAGGAATGCTGGGCGCAGAAGGTCCGCAAGATCGACCACGCCGGGGATCTGCCGGTGACGATCACCTATCACCCGCCGACCGAGGGCCGGGTTGACTGGGACAATATCAGCAACCGCGCAAAGCAAGGATTTGATGCCGTGTCTGCCGCCATCGGGGTTGATGACGGGCGCTGGTGGCCGGTGACGCTGCACAAGGGCCGCAAGACGCTTGGCGGGGCCGTGGTGATCCAGATCGGCGCATCTTCCGAGGCCGTCAGCGTGCCCATCGTCGGGAGCATATCGTGATCGACCGCGCCCGCCTGCAATCCCTTCTCAGCGACGGCATGACCCAGACACAGGCGGCCCGTGCCCTTGGCGTCTCAGATGAGGCTGTGCGCCGCGCCCGTGGCCGCTGGGGCATCGCATACACCGGACAGCAGGGACCGGCGCCCAAGGTGCCCCGTGACGAGTTCCGCGCCCTGTGGGGCCGACTGTCGCCGCGCGAGGTGGCACAGGCGACCGGGTGCCACGTCGTTAGCGTCTATGCGCGGGCGAAAAGGATGGGCTTGAATGGCTGACCCTTGGTTCAAGTTCTACCCCTCAGATTGGCTGGGCGGCACGCGCGGCCTGACCGCTGCCGAGACCGGCATCTACATCACCATGATCGCCATGATGTACGAGCGGGCTGCGCCTATCGACATGGACCGGCGTCGGCTGGCGCGGCTTTGCGGCTGCCCGGCTGGGGCGTTCAACAAGTGCCTCGATGCCCTGATAGACGCCGGAAAGATCATCGAGACTGACGCTGGGTTCTGGAATGACCGTGTCGGAATTGAACGTCAGGAACGCGAAGTAGCATCACAGAACGGAACAGATGCAGCGCGCGTTCGGTGGAGCAAACAAGCAGGAAAAAGCCAAGTAAAACAACCTACGCCTGATGCGCCCGCATTGCCGGACGCATGCGGGGCGGATGCTAGTTCAGAAGCCAGAGATCAGAAAGAAGAGACAGGTAAACCTGTCTCTGGTGCATCGGCGCGGAAAGCCCCGGATTTTACGCCGCAGGATTTCGATGAATTCTGGGCCGCCTACCCTCATCGCAACGGCAAAAAGACCAAGCGGCATGACGCAGAGCGCGCCTTTGCCAAGGCGATCAAGGCTGGCGCGACTGTCGAGCAGATTGCCGCGGGCATCGAATCCATGCACCGCGACCCGGACGTTATCCGCGGATACGCCAGAGACCCAACTTCTTGGCTCAACCAGCGTGGATGGACCGACGAAATTCCCGAGAACACAGGAGCCGCCTATGGCAATCGCACTCCCCGCCAAGCCCACCTCAACGCTTCCCAGTCCGACGCCGCTGCACGCCGCGTCGCTTTCGCCGCAGCAACTCCGCGATCACCGAACCCGAATTGGCAATGAAGTCCTGATCGTTCTCAGCGCCTATTTCCAGCCGAGCGAGGCCGAGGAAATCCGCGCCGGTCAACTGTCTTGGTGGTGCGACGAGCTTCAGGACTGGACGCATGAGCAGGTTGTATGGGGATTGCGCCGATGGAACCTCGAGCATCCGCGCGCGCGCCCGACGCCGGGTGACATCGTTGCGATCCTGAAGGCGGAGCGCGGGCGACAGAAGGCGCCACAGGTCGCCGCGCTGTCCGCCAAGCCAGCCCCCGCCAGCTACGCCATCACCGACGAGGAAAAGGCCCGCCGCGCTGCCGTCTTGGCTGAACTTGGCCTGCGCGCGAAGCCGATGTGCCGCCCGGGCGGACATGACGATTCGCAGGACGCCGCGCCGCGCAGGATGGAGTAACGCCGATGCTTGACGCCCTCGCCGCCGTCGCATCCCGCGAAAACGCCGCCGCCCGCAAGGCGGGATGGTATCAAACCAACTGGCGTCACCTGGAGGTAAAATCCGCGAACAGCTGGCGCCCAAAGAAAAGCCGCGCCACCCCTGTCGGTGACGCCGTGATCCGCGCCGTTGCCGCCGGGCACAACACCATCGGCACCGCCTCGGCTGCGATCAAAACCAGCGACAAATCCACCGGGCTGCGCCTGCGGCATCTGACCAGGCTATCCGTGCCGCTACTGTCGCGTGCCGCCGGGCCGACCGGCTCTTGGGTCTACAGCCTCACCGACGCTGGCCGTGCCAGGCTGGCGCAGATCGAGGGGAGAGAGGCATGACGGCCCCCATCATCACCCTGCGCCCCGGGCCGGTTATCCACGTCTGGAAGGACGGGGCGCAGATTGCAGAGGTGCCGCTGAGCCCGGATGCTGCGCTTGAGCTTGCCGAGGACTTGGTACGCGGCGCCCGGGTCGCCATGGCAGCGCACGAGCCGCCGCTTGGCGCGTTGGAGGCGATATGATGACCACCACCAAGGCCCGCACCAGAGGCGCCAAGCGCCAGCGCCAGAGACAGCGCCGTATCAGCCTACCCGGCGGGCAGAGCGTGCCCCAGAGGTCGATGCCGGGTCACCGTAGCGATCTGGACCCACAGGAGCCTGCCGATGCGCTGGCCCTGTCGGTCCGCGCGCGCCTCACCGGATGCACGGCGGAGGAGGCCCGCGATGTGCTTGCCGCTGAGGATCTGGGCCGCTGCATCCGCGCCATGCGATCCAAGCCCGAGGACCGGCGCGCGCTGCTGACCGTCTGGCAGGGCCTCTGCGCCGCATGGGCCAACTACTGCACCCGGTATCTCGGCGTCACCCCCACACCGCAGGCCGCTGCCCTACCCATGCTGCCAGAGCCGATGCAAACGGATCAGTCATTGCGCGTCGATCTGCGCACCGGCGACGAGCGTGACGAGGCCGCCAGCCGTGTCTGGCTTGACTGGCTGGAAAGCCTCATGGCCCTGCCCGCCGGTGAGCGCAACGCCCTGCGCGGGCACCTGCAGGGCTACGCCGCCCCGGTTTGGGATGACTGCGCCCCCGGGCCGACGCGCACCGGGTTGTTGGCGGTCAAGGCGCTGGATGCCCTGCATCTTGCGCAAGGGGGTTGACCTCGCCCCAGATATGCTGCAACCTCTCACAATCGGCAGGTTCATGACCAAAAGCCGCCTTCCCCATTCTGTCGGTGTGGAGCAGCCCGGTAGCTCGTCAGGCTCATAACCTGAAGGACGCAGGTTCAAATCCTGCCACCGCAACCAGATCCCCAACCCGCCCGGTTCACGCCGAGGCGGGCTTTTGCATTACGACAGTGGAGAGACGCAATGGCCGACCCGGTGAAGGGCCGGGGCGCCAAGCTGACCGCAAAGCAAGCCCGGTTCGTGCAGGAGTACCTGCTGGACCTGAATGCAACGCAGGCCGCCATCAGGGCTGGCTATAGCGCCAAGACGGCAGAGCAGCAGGCATATCAGCTCATTCAGAAAACTTCAGTGCAGGCGCGGATCGAAGCATCGCAGAAAGCCCGATCCAGCCGCACCGAGATAGACGCCGATTGGGTGCTGACCAGACTGGCCGCCGAGGCAAACGCCGACCTTGCCGACCTGATTGACAGCAACGGAGCCGTGAAGCCGGTGGAGCAATGGCCGACCATCTGGCGGCAGGGCCTCGTCAGCGGATTCGAGGTGAACGAAAACACGGTCGATGGCGTCAAGATGGGCCAGACGACAAAGATCAAGCTGTCCGACCGGATCAAGCGTATCGAGCTGATCGGCAAGCACGTCAATGTTCAGGCGTTCCGTGAGCAGGTCCACAATACCGGCGCCATCGCGCTGACGATCAGCCCAGAGGACGCCGAACTGTGAAGCATGACAGCAGCCCGACTGACGGACAAGCAGAGGGAAGCTAACCGCCTACTCGCCGGCCCTGCGCGCAACGTGATGCTGCGCGGCGGGTCACGATCCGGCAAGACGTTCGTGCTGATCCGCGCCATCGTGCAGCGGGCCATCAACGCGCCCGGATCGCGGCATGTGATTTTCCGCTTCCGGTTCAACCACGCGAAAACGTCGGTCTGGTCCGACACGCTGCCCAAGGTTCTCAAGCTGTGCTTCCCAAGCCTGCGGGTCCGGTTCGACAAGACGGATTTCTACGTCGAGTTGCCCAACCAGTCACAGATCTGGATCGGCGGGCTGGACGACAAAGAGCGTGTCGAGAAGATCCTGGGGCAGGAATACGCCACTCTGTATTTCAACGAGAGCAGCCAGATACCCTGGGGTTCGGTCGAGACCGCCATGTCGCGGCTGGCGCAACTGGTGGAATTGGCCCCGGAGATTGCGAAGGCGACCGGCCGGGCGCACCTGAAGCTCAAAGCGTTCTTCGACTGCAATCCGCCGTCGAAACTGCACTGGAGCTACCAGCTATTCCGGGCTGGCCTTAAGCCGGGCACGAAAGAGAAGCTGCCTAAGCCTGACGACTACGCCGAGATGAAGGTCAACCCGGCCGACAACGCTGAGAACCTTCCCGCCGAGTATTTCGACGTGCTGGCCACGATGTCGGCGGCGAAGCGGCTGCGGTTCGAGGCGGGGGAGTGGGCGAGCGAGGTCAACGGCGCCCTCTGGGCCATGGAAGACCGGAAGGCGCAGGACGGCAAGACCATGCCGGGGCTCGACAGCCTGCGGGTCGCGTCTGCGCCAGAGCTGCGCCGCATCGTGGTCGCGGTGGACCCGTCGGGCACCAGGGGCGACGGCGGTGGCGATGATATCGGGATCGTCGTGGCCGGGCTGGGCGTTGATGGTCATGCCTATGTGATCGAGGACGCAACCTGCCAGATGTCCCCGGAAGGCTGGGGACGCCGCGCGGTGGAGCGATACCACGCGCATTCAGCTGACCGGATCGTCGGCGAACGCAACTTCGGCGGCGACATGGTGCGCTTCACCGTCGCCACCGCAGACAAGAAGGCCGCCTTCAAGGAGGTGGTCGCCAGCCGCGGCAAGTCGGTCAGGGCAGAGCCTATCAGCGCCCTCTACGAGCAGGGCAAGGTCCGCCATGTCGGAGAGTTTCCCGACCTTGAGGACCAACTCTGCAACTTCACCGCGTCGGGATACCTGGGCGATGGCTCGCCTGACCGCGCCGACGCGCTGGTCTGGGCCATCACGGAATTGATGCTGGAGCCTGAAAGGGCCACCGCCATCTTCGGAACCTACGGGGCGCACGATGACTGACAGGAAGCCCATCGACCCGTCATCCGATTATCAGGCTATGTCGCCCTACTGGACGATGGTCGAGACCATCCTAGGCGGCGCCAAGGCAATGCGGGACGCGGGCGAAAAGTACCTGCCCAAGTTCCCGCAGGAGCGCGACAAGGACTATGCCTATCGCCGGTCGAACGCCAAGTTCACCAACATCTACCGCGACATCGTGGAAAACCTTGCCCAGCGGCCATTCTCGAAAGAGGTGGCGATTGCCGACGGCGCCCCTCAGGCGATCAAGGACTTCGTGGAGGACGTGGACGGCCAAGGCAACCACCTGCATGTGTTCGCAGGCGAGGTGTTTTTCGGCGGCATCAATAACGCCGTCGATTGGGTCTTGATCGACTACAGCAAGGGCGTTCCGGCCAACGCCACGCGGGCAGACGAGGCCCGGATCGGCGCGCGCCCCTATTGGGTGCATATCCCGGCCCCGTCCATGCTGGCGGTCTACAGCGACATGATCGACGGCAGGGAAGCCTTCGTTCATGCGCGGGTTCACGAGCCTGCGCGCGAGCGTTCGGGCTTTGGCGAGGTCACATTCAGCCGGGTTCGCGTGCTGAACCGCGAGCCGCTGGAAGGCGGCGGATACGGCCCGGCGACCTATGAGGTTTTCGAGGAACAGAAGGACAAGGACGGCAAGTCGGCGTGGGTCAGTATCGAGGCGGGGCCGATCAGCATCGGGATCATTCCGCTGGTGCCGTTCATCGCAGGCCGACGCATGGGGCAGTCGTGGCGCTTCCACCCGCCGATGCAGGACGCGGCATATCTGCAGGTCGAGCATTTCCAGCAAGAAAGCGCGCTCAAGCACGCGAAGGCCCTGACGGCGTTCCCGATGCTTGCGGGCAACGGGGTAAGCCCGCCCGTTGGCGATAACGGTAAGCCTGTGCCGGTCGCGGTCGGACCGGCATCGGTGCTGTTCGCCCCGGCCAACCCGAATGGCGGCTCTGCGGGATCGTGGACATTCGTCGAGCCGTCCGCCACGTCGCTGCGGTTTCTAGCCGACGACATCAAGGAAACGGCGCAATCGCTGCGTGAGTTGGGCCGCCAGCCGCTGACCGCGCAATCCGGCAACCTGACTGTGGTCACAACCGCCTTCGCCGCCCAGAAGGGCAACGCGGCGATCCAGGCGTGGGCGCTGAACCTGAAGGACGCGCTGGAACAGGCCTTCGTCATCACCGCGAAATGGCTCAAGCTTGAATTCGAGCCGGAAGTGAAGATCAACACCGACTTCGACCTTGGCATGGGCGACGACGACACCTTTGCGCATGTCCTGGCGATGGGGGCCGGGGACTATCCGCTGATCAGCCGCGAGGCGACGATTGCCGAGGCCAAGCGGCGCAACATCCTGTCGCCAGAATACGATGGCGACAAGGATCTTTCCGTCATTCTGAAGGAAGGCGAAGGCGACGATCTGGGCGACGACACGATGCCGGGCGGCAACCCGCCGCCAGCCGACGAAGACGAAGACGCGCTAGATATTACTGAGGGATAAGGCTATAAATAAGCGAGCCGCCGGGTGTGTCACCACCGCGACGGCTCTAACCAAACCGAACGTTGGAGGTTCGACGAATGGCTGATTCCAGCAAACCATGTGCCGTTGATGGATGCAACGGGGACGCGCGCTCAAAAAAGCGTGGCAGGCGCGGATACTGCAATAAGCACTATCTGAGATTAATGCGTAATGGAGGCCCGACCGCAGGGGACCCAGAGCGCGCTCAGTCTGGGCAGCCGATTCAATGGCTAAAGGATCATGTCGAACATGATAGCGAAGAGTGCCTTATGTGGCCGTTTGGCATATACCCCAATGGCTACGGCTTCGTGGTTGCCGATGGGGTGAAGCGCGGGGCGCACCGGCTGATGTGCGAAAAGGCACACGGGCTTCCTTTGAGCGGCAATGTGCAGGCATCCCACGGTTGCGGCAACAGGATTTGCGTGAACCCCAAGCATCTTCGCTGGGACACGATAGCGGGGAACCACGCCGATAAGTTGCTTCACGATACTCACCAGCGAGGCGAGCGCTGCGGCGCCGCAAAACTGACAGAGCATGAAGTTCTTGCGATCAGGAGATTGATTGGCAGTGAGAGCCAGCGGTCGATTGCTGAGAAGTTTGGGGTCGCGCAGCGAACCATATACGACATCGCCCATCGGCGGTCGTGGTATTGGCTGGACTGATTACAATCATTTGCTGACTGCTGGATGGCGGTCAGCGCAACGCGCTGGATGGCGCATTAAGCGGGCGGATGCCCGGAAGGAGACGCTATGCGTTTGAAAACCGTCGAAATTGAGGGCAAGACCTACGCCGAGGTTGACGGCGATAAGCCGATTTACGTGGATGACGCAGGCAAGACCATCCCCTTCGACGCGCCCGGGACCGTCGCCACGATCACCCGCCTGAACGGCGAGGCGCGCTCCCATCGTGAACGGGCCGAGGCCGCGGAAAAGAGCCTCAAGGGCTTCGAGGGCATCACCGACCCCGCCGCCGCTCGCAAGGCGCTGCAGACCGTCCAGAGCCTCGATCAGAAGCAACTGGTGGACGCTGGCAAGGTCGAGGAAATCCGCGCCGCTGCCGTCAAGGCGGTGGAAGAACAATACGCCCCGTTCAAGCAGCGCGCCGAGACGCTGGAACAGCAATTGCACAAAGCGGTGATCGGCGGGAGCTTTGCGGGCTCGAAATTCATCGCGGACAAGCTGGCCGTGCCGGTGCCCATGATCGAGGCCACCTTCGGCAAGCATTTCGCGCTGGAAGATGGCAAGATGGTCGCCAAGGACCAGAACGGCAACGCGATCTATTCCAAGGCCCGCCCCGGCGAATTGGCCAACTTCGATGAGGCCCTGGAATCGCTGGTCGAGGCCTTCCCATATCGGGACAGCATCATGAAGGGCCTGCAACAGACCGGCGGCGGCGCAAAGCCGGGTGCCGGTGGCGGGCAAGGCGCCAAGACCATCACCCGCGCGGCGTTCATGAAGATGGACCCGGCAGCCCAACAGGCCGCCGTGGTGAGGGACGGCTACACCGTCACCGACTGACAGACGCGCCGTGCCCCGGATGGGGTTCGGCGGATGGGCCGGATAGCCCGCCACGCGCTTTCCGCGCCTCTCCCCTGAAAACCCATCAACCGCAAAGGAATGCATCATGGGTGCTTTGACTCTCACTGGGCTGATCCCCACCATCTACGCCGCCATGGACCAAGTGTCGCGCGAACAGGCCGGTCTGGTCCGCGCTGTCGCCCGCGACAGCGGGGCCGAACGTGCCGCCAAAGGCCAGACCGTCATGTCGCCGGTTGTGGGCGCGATGGCGGCCGAGGAACTGAACGTCGGCGCGACCGCTGCGGACACCCCGGCCCAGACCATCAACAATGTGCAGATCACCATCAACAAGACCCGCTCGGTGCCGTTTGGCGTCACCGGCGAGGAAGAACTGGGCCTGCGCAACGCTGGCACGATGGACCGCATCAACGCGGATCGCATCGCGCAGGCCATCCGCACCCTGACCAACGAGGTGGAGACCGATCTGGCGGCGTTGCATGTCGGCGCATCGCGCGCCTATGGCACCGCGACCGGGACGCCGTTCGGCACGGCTGGCGATCTGTCGGACTTCGCCGAAGCGCGGAAGATTCTGACGGCCAACGGCGCTCCGGCTGGTGATCTGCATATGGTGCTGGGTGAAACCTCCGTTGCCCGCCTGCGCGGCAAGCAGTCCACCCTGTTCAAGGTCAACGAAGCCGGGTCGGACGAACTGCTGCGCACCGGAGAAATGGGCCGGGTTCAGGGGTTCAGCCTGCACGAATCGGCGCAAGTAAAAACCGCCGTGACTGTCGGATCGGCCACGGCAACCGTGGACAACACCGGCTACGCGGTTGGCAGCACCACGTTCACCCTGTCGGCTGCCGCCGTCGCGCTGCTGGCTGGCGATCTGATCACCTTCGCTGGCGACTCGAACATCTATGTCGTCAAGACGGCTGTGACGGGCTCCGGCGGTGATACGCTGGTCATCCAGGAGCCGGGCATCAAGGTCGCCATGTCGGCCGCCACCAAGGCGATCACCGTCGTCGCCGCGACCACGCGGAACATGTTCTTCCACCGCGGCGCGATCCAACTGGCGACCCGAGCGCCCGCCATGCCGAGCGGCGGCGACAGCGCGGATGACGTGATGACGCTGGCCGATCCGGTCACCGGCATCACCTACGAGTTCTGCGTCTACCGGCAGAAGCGTCAGGTGCGCTGGGAGGTCAACCTCGCGTGGGGCGCTGCCGTTGTGCAGCCTAGGCATTTGGGCCTGTTGATTGGGGCGTAGTTTCGCTTCAGTGCATTGATACCGGAAGCATTGTTGGATATTATCCTGTCGAAAGATAGGAGATCCAACAATGCTGACGGAATTTGGATTGGTGCAAATCAAGTCCACCAAAGTTAAGCCCGGTGATGTTTTTGGGCGCCTTACGGTTTGTGCGGCGGGCCGGAAGCCTGAGAGAAATCGCAGCTACGCGGTTTGTTACTGCGAGTGTGGCGCAGGTCCGCTTGCTGTTCGTTTTGACGCGCTCCGCAGAGGCGTCACGGTTTCTTGCGGCTGCTATCAAGCCGAAGTCAGCACCTCGCATGGATTGAGCAAGTCTGTTCACTACAAGCGCTGGCTGAACATGATTGACCGATGCGATAACCCTGAGTGTGTCGCTTATCCCGACTATGGGGCGCGCGGCATCAAGGTTTGCCCTGAGTGGTATGACATTGCTAGATTCATCGATGATCTTCCTAGTGGGTATCGAGATGGCCTAGAAATGGACCGGATTGACAATGACGGGAACTATGAGCCCGGCAACGTCCGATGGGCCACGAGCGCCGCGAACGCAGACAATCGCCGGACAGGTCGCAAGCTGACGTACAACGGCAAAACCCAATCGTTTACTAGGTGGGAAAAAGAACTGGGTCTTCGAGCGGGAACGCTGAAAGACAGAATCGATGCGTCAGGATGGACTGTGGAGCGGGCCATAAGCACTCCGTCACTGTCCCTCGATGAAGTCAGGAATATGGGAAGAGCCGCACGATGGGCCGGCCACGTTAAAAAGCCAAGGCCGAAGCCACGAGTTTACAAGAAGTACCCCTACCAAGGCGAATTGCTGACCATGGCTGAAATATCGGCCAAATGCGGGGTTCCGCTCAGGCTCCTGAACAAGCGCATCTGCGAACGCGGATGGACCGTTGAACGGGCCACCTCAACATAAACGTTGATTGTCGCAGCGTGGACGCGCCGACCCCGTCACCAAGATCAGGAGGGCACCATGTCCGCAATTCCAACGATCCGCATCAAGTCCGACATCCCGGGATGCGAGGGCGGGCTCGACATCAACGAGGCGGATTTTGATCCCGCCATCCATGTGCGGTTTGACGCGCCAGAGCCCAGCCCGGCCCCGTCCCGCAAGCGCAAAGCGAAGGGCTGATCATGGCTTTGGTGGTCGAGGATGGCAGCGGGCTGGCAAGCGCCAACGGATTTGTTGCTGTGGCCTATGCCGATGCCTACCACCTGCTGCGCGGCAACACGACATGGACCGGCGCGGACGCGTTGAAAGAGGCTGCCATTGTCCGAGCGACGTTCTACCTGTCCAACGCCTATGCGTGGCAGGGCTTGCGGCGCAGGAGCCGCGATCAGGCGCTGGCGTGGCCCCGCGTCGATGTGTTCGACCAAGAGGGCTACGCGGTGGCTTTCGACGCCGTGCCGACCGAGATTGAGCAGGCCACGGCGGAAATCGCGCTGCGGGAACTGCTGACGCCGGGGGCGATGACGCCGGACGTGACGCTCGGCAATCAGAAGGTGCTGACCGAGGTAAAGGGCATCAAGTGGACGCCGCTCGCCCAGCCCGGAGCGCGAAACATGGTTCCGGTTCTGAATGTTGTGACAGACCTGATCGGGCCGCTGCTGGCGCAAGGCGGCGGGTCGATGATCCAGGGATCGGCGGTGCGGGTGTGAGCGGCGTCGTGAAGTTTTACCCGGCGAACGCGGCGGAAAACCCGGACAACGTGCTTGAGCAGGCGGTCGGCGAATATGACAGCGTTTTGATCATCGGGTGGGACAAGAACGGCGAACTGGACTGCCGGGCGAGCATGAACCTGAAAGACGGCGGAGATTGCCTCTGGCTGGTCGAGTTGTTCAAGACCAAACTGATGAACGGAGATTTCTCGGCATGAGCGGCGCCGACATTGCGGCAGAGGTTGCCGCCGCCCTGCGCGAGGTGGGCCGCGAGACAGGCGCGGGCGAGTTCATCGCCACGCTGATCCGGCCCGCATCCCAGCCGGTGAACCCGTGGGACACACCCGCTGGGCCGCCGACCGAACACCCCGTCGCCGTGATGGTCGAGCAGTATGCGCAGAACCTGATTGACGGCACGCATATCCGGGCCGAAGATCGCCGCGTCATGATGGAAGCCGCAGGGATCACGCCCACCACCGCCGACCGGCTCCAGATCGGGGGCGATGAATACGCTATTCTGTCCGCGATGCCCGAGGCCCCGGGCGGGGTCGCTCTGTATTTCGTCTGCCAGTGTCGCCGATAACCGCCCGCGCGTGGTTCTTCGTCTGGCACCTGCATAACGGGCGCCCTGATCTGGCCCGCATGGTGCTACTGGCCCCTGACTGGTGGCTCTGGCCGCTCGATCTCGTGATCCAGCGCAAGCTGAAAGTCTGACATGACCCGACTTCGCGGAGACCTGCGGCGCCTTGAGGCGCTTCTTGCGACATGGGACAAGGCGGTGGCCGATGCGTTCCTTGCGGCTGTTCTGGCCGCCAGGCGCAGCATCGACGTGCGCGCCCTGGTGGAGGCTCTGGAGGCGCGAGACGTTGGCCGGGCGGTTGAGCTTCTGCGGATGAACCAAGCCCTGTTGTTCCCGCTGGATGCGGCCCTTGTCGGCGCCTATGCCGCAGGCGGGCAGATGATCGCCGCCGGGGCGCCGCGCGCAGCGGCGGTGTTCGGCTTCGATGGTCGGGCCTTCCGGGCTGAGAATTGGGCACGCCAGAACGTTGGCGGGCTGATTGCGCAAGTCACCGAGGACCAGATCGTCATGGCGCGCACCGTCATCACGGCGCAGCTTGAGGCCGGTCGAGCGCCACGGGCCATTGTCACGGAGATTGTCGGCAGGGTGACGCCAACAGGCAGGACCGGCGGCTTCATCGGCCTGACGGATAGCCAAGCCCAGACGGCGATGAACGCACGGGCGGAACTGGAAAACCTGAGCCGAGCCTATTTCGACCGCACGTTGCGAGACCGCCGCTTTGACCGATTGGTCGACCGGGCCATCCGCGAGGGACGGCCCTTGTCGGCGGCAGATATCGACCGGATCACCGGGCGGTACAGGGACCGGCTGTTGGCGCAGCGGGCCGAGACCATCGCACGAACGGAGAGCATCACGGCTCTGCGCGCCGGGCGGCGTGAAGGCATGCAGCAGGCCATCGAGCAAGGGGCGATAGCGCCGGGCCGGGTCACGCGCCGCTGGGACAGCACAATGGATTCCCGGACGCGCCCGGATCACGTCGCCATGCACGCGCAGACGGTGCAGGGTCTGGAAGAAGCGTGGGTTCTGCCGGACGGGTCGCGGATGATGTATCCGGGCGACAAGAGCCTCGGGGCGTCAGGGGCGCAGACGATCCGCTGCCGGTGCTACGAGGCCTTCGACGTAGACTGGCTGTCGGGCCCGATGAGGTGAGAACATGGCTGGATCATTCGCCGCCGACCTGAGCCGGTTCGCAGACCTGACAATCGACAAGGCCATGCGCGTCGTCAAACAATCCGTGCAGGATGTGGTCAACGACGCCCAGACCACGGTTGCCCAAGGCGGCTCCATGCCGGTGGACAGCGGCTTCTTGCGCAACAGCCTCGTGGGCGAACTGAACGGCACGCAGGTTGCCCAAGGCGCGGACATCGTGACTCTGACGGTGATCGGCATGGCGCCCGGCGATGTTGCCCGGTTCGGCTGGGCCGCTGAATACGCCCGCGCCCGGCATTACAAGCCTGAGGATTACGGACAAGGCGGCGGGCATTGGCGCGACAAGGCAGCCGCCAAATGGCCCGCCCGGGTCGAAGCCAATGCGAGGGCCGTCCGATGACGCCGCAGGAAATTGAAGCCGCCCTCGGCCAACGCCTTGCCGGGATCAGCCCCGCGCCACGGGTCGCATGGCCCAACAAGGACGCCACGCCGACGTTGCCCTATCTGGAATTCCGGCACGTCCCGGTGAGCATTGAGGATAGCACGCTTGACAGCACTGGGCGCCGTCAAATCGGGCGGGTGCTGGTGACGGTGGTAGATCAAGAGGACACGTTTTCCACCGGGGCGAATACTCTTGCCGCCGCCGTGCAAGCCTGCTTCCCGCGCGGCCTGCGCATCGCCGTCGCTGGCAAGGGCGATATCCTGATCGACCGACACCCGGAGATCGTGGCGCCCTTTGCCGACAAGACCGGCAATTGGAATCAGCCCTGCCGGGTGAGTTACCAAACGGAGGAATAACTGTTCACATTCCGTTCTTCGGGATGTAAAATAAGCGGGCCGATTTGGTGCTGGTAACACCGCCTCGGCCCTAACCAATCAGACCGTAGGAGGGTCAAGAATGGCTGAAACCCGTATATGTTCCGTTGATGGCTGTGACAACCAGGTTGTCGCTCGCGGTTGGTGTGAAAACCACTACCGCAGGTGGCGTCGATATGGCGACCCTGAGTATCCGATGCTGCGAGAGAGGTGCGACGGCCCCTGTTTGGTCGATGGGTGCGAAAACCCGTCAGTTACCAAGGGCCTTTGCAACGCGCACTACATTCGTTCGCGAAAGTTTGGCGATCCGATATTGGGCGGGAATACCCCCGGATTCGCGCGGGATTTCATTGAGTCCATCGCAATTCCGTTCAGCGGTGATGAGTGCTTGGAATGGCCCTTCGCCACCGATCAATTTGGTTACGGTATGGTGGCGGACAAAGGTAAGCCATCGCGGGCGCATCGGGTCGTGTGTGAGGCAGTGAACGGCAAGCCTGCGAGCCAAAAGCTTCATGCGGCGCACATCTGCGGAAACCGGGCCTGCGTGAACCCTCGGCATATCCGTTGGGCAACTGCACGGGAAAACGCGCTAGACAAGTTTTGCCACGGAACCGACACGAGGGGCGAACGCAATAACAAAGCGCGGCTCACTGAGCGGGATGTCTTGGAGATTAGGCGCGACTACAAGACGGTTCGCAGCACCGACTTGGCGAAACGATATGGGGTCGCAGAGAGTACTATCTCGGAGGCGGCTAAGGGCCGAACATGGCGCTGGCTGCTATAGGCAACGGCTAAATTCCAGCAAGAAGCCGAAACCGAAGAAACCTGATTGCCCCGCCTGCGGGCTGGCCTCCGGGCTGAACAGCGGGCTTCCTGAAACCTGATCAGCAAAACCCGCCACCGGCGGCCCTGATCCTATGCCAGAGGGCAAAAGTATGGCGACCAAAAGCTTTATCGGGACGAGCTTCTACTTCTCCGCGGCCCTGCCCGCGACCAATACCGCCGAGGGCTTCGAGGCCCTGACCTGGGGCGACAAGGTGCCCGGTTATCAGGGCGGCGCGCGGTTCGGCTTCGAGGCCGACGACATTGACGTGCCGGATCTGGAGAGCGGCATCACCACGCGGATCAAGGGTATGAGCTCCGGCGCGGCCTCGACGCTGACCTTCCACGGGCCGTCGAGCCAGACGCGGGCCGCGGCGCTCAAAACTCTGGCTGATGGTCTCGGCGGCGTTGGCTCCATCAAGATCGTGCGCGCTACCACGCCCGGCAGCGCGCCGGTCGCCGGTGATCCGGTGCAATACGCTCAGGGCTACCTCAAGAGCTTCATGGAGGCCGAGCAGACCGCGACGACGCACGAGGGTTTCAGCGTCAGCTTCCAGCAGAACGCGCCGCACGTCACCGATACCGAGCCTGCCTGATCCGGTCAGCAATGATCGGGGGCCGGGCCTGTGACGGGACAGCGCAGCCCGGCCCAACTGTCCCATCTGTTCCGAGGATAGACCATGGATTTCGCCAATATCAGCCTCCGCGATGCTTCGGAGAAAGCAACCCCCGTTCACCTGGAATTGGACGGCAAGCCGCTGTTCTTGCAGGCCGACAAGACCATCGGCGTGGAGCAGACCGACCATCCCTGCCGCGTTCTGATCCGAGGTGTTGGCTCCGACAAGGTGCTGAACGTGGCCAAGGAGATCGAGCGGCTGGAGATGATCCACAGCGCCCGAATTCAGCGCACCAAGGACAAAGACCTGCCCGCGCTGATCGAGAGCCACCAGGAGGCCGTGCGCGACGCAATGGGACGCCTGACCCACGCTGCGGTGATGGGATTCGAGAACATCGTGTTCGATGGCAAGCCGGTGGAGGCGTCCCCGGAGTACATCGATCGCCTTTGCGCCCCCCGCACCGCCTTCTTCGAGCAGGTCAATGAGGCGATCATGGAGCGCAAGCGTTTTTTGACGCCTGCCGCGACCGCCTGACGGTATTCGCGGCGCAATTGGGCTGGCTAAGCGCCAAGCCCAAAGACTTCGCTGAACAGCGGTATGAGACGGTCGGCATAGAACTGCCGGAAATCCCGCCCACTGAGAGGCTGGCCGAGGTCTGGAATGAGCTTGGCCGGACCGGCGCCGAAGGCGCGTTCACATGGGTCGAGATCAAGGCCTATGGCGACCTGACCGGCGTTGATCTGTCGTCGGTCGAGTGCCGCACCCTGCGCGCCATGTCCGTGGCCTACGCAGAGGGCCTGCAAGACGACAACCCCTTTAGCATCGCGCCGATTGAGCGCGCCGACGCGCTCGTCTGACGCGGACAAGGATCATCGCACATGACCGACTTCGCTGATCTTGGCATCCGGGTGCAATCGACTGATGTCGTGCGCGCGCGCGGCGAGCTTGTCCAGTTGACGCGCACGGGAGCCGATACCGAACGTCAAGTCGAGCGCCAAACTACCCGGATCAGCGCGGCGTGGTCCCGCATGGGGATGGCGGCCAGAACTGCAGCGGGGTTGATCGCAAGCGCGCTTGGAGCCCGCGCTATCTTTCGCAGCGCCGAGCAATACACGCAGATGACCAACGCCCTGCGGACGCTCGGCCTAGACGCATCGCAGGCAGCTACGAGACTGCGGGAAATTTCCAGCATGGCGGCAGCCACCCGCGCGCCGCTGGAGTCGACGGTCGGCCTCTACCAACGGGTGAGCATCGCCGCGACCGAACTCGGCGCGTCCGGCGACGACATCATGCGCTTCACGCGCAACGTAGGGCTGGCGCTGGCGCAGCAGGGCGGATCGGCGGCTTCGGCGGCTGGGGCGCTGACCCAGCTTTCGCAGGCCCTGGCCGGGGGTACGGTGCGGGCAGAGGAATTCAACTCGATCCTTGAGGGAGCCTTTCCCATTGCTCAAGCCGCCGCCCGCGGGATCGACGCGGCGGGCGGCTCCGTGGCGCGCCTGCGCCAGATGGTCATCGCTGGCGAGGTCTCGTCAGCGGCATTCTTTCAGGCGGTGCTTTCCCAGTCTGCCGCGCTCGAGGAGGCGTTCGGGCGCACGGTGCCGACCGTAGGGCAGGCCATGGGCGTTTTGTCCAACCGATCAGTGATTTTTATCGGGCGACTGGATTCAATGCTCGGGGCGTCTCGTGCTGTCGCCGGTGCGATTATGGCGGTTGCTGGCGCGGTGTCGGCGATGACCGGCGGCCTTGAGGCGGCGGCTACCTTTTTCAGCGATTATCAGGGATACTTCATTTCGACGGCCATGGCGATCACCGGGTATTTTTTGCCCGCCATTTCGGCTGCTGCCATGGGCATTGTCAGGGCCTATGTTCCGGCGATCTGGGGCGCGGTCACGGCGACTTACACATGGGTTGCGTCGCTGATCACCCTGCGTGGCGCGATGATCGCCACCGGCATTGGGGCCTTCGTGGTTGCGGCGGGCTATGTGATCAATTCGCTCATTCAATTGCGCGAAAGAACCGGGTCTTGGGGCGCGGCGCTGGGGCTTCTGGGCGATGTCGCGCGCGGAGTTTGGTCAGGCATCGTCACGTCCGCAGGCGCAATTCCCTTGGGGCTGAGCGGGGTTTGGCTATCGGTCGAGGCTGGGTTTCGGTCCATGGTTTCGAGCCTGTCGGGCCTCTGGGCCGAATTTCTCGGCAGCATGGTTTCCAACCTCGGCGGGGTTTCCACCCCATTTGGGGATGTCGATTTCGGCGCCATGCTTGGCCTGGAAGATGCCATCGCAGCGGCTGAGCGGTTTTCCACCCTGCAAACCTCGCGGTCGAACACGGCCGCATCGAATGCCAATATCTTCTATGGCGCCGCCGATGATCGCGCCACCCAAGGGTATGATCAGGCCCGCGCTGCGCTCGACGCCCTGCGCGCCGCGATGGCCGATACCGGAGGCGCAACCACGGACACGACTGCCGCACTGGCGGCAATCAACGAGGCGCTTGGGGAAACCCCGGCGGCGGCTGGCGCGGCGGCTGGCGGCGTTGGGGCGGTCGGCGTCGCTGCCGAAGAGGCGCAATCCCGAATTGAGCGGATCGCGGGCAGCATGTCGCGGTTCTTCTTGCAGATTGCCCAAGGCGGTGACGCTGCCCGTCAGGCGATTTCCCAGCTTCTCAGCCGCGCAGCCGAGATGCTGATGAACAACGCTCTCATGTCGCTTCTTGGCGGCGCGGGGTTGGGCGGCGGCAGCATTGTCGGCGGGTTGCTGGGGATGCTGTTCAACGCGAATGGCAACGTGTTCAGCGGATCGCCTTCTCTGTCGGCGTACAGCGGGCAGGTGGTTAGCAACCCGACGATGTTCGCCTTTGCCAACGGCGGAGTGCCGGGCGGGCGCATGGGCGTCATGGGTGAGGCCGGGCCGGAGGCGATCATGCCTCTGAAGCGCGCGTCCGATGGGAAACTCGGGGTCGCTGCGTCTGGTGGGCAGCAAAGCGTCGTTGTCGAGGTTGTCACGCGGATGGATCAAAACGGCAACCTGCAGTCCTATGTCGAGCGCACGACCGGGCGCGTCGTGGCGCGGCAGAGGCCCGGGATTATCAGCGACGCGGTCAGCGCGACCTATACCGCCGCGCGCGAGGTGCCGCTGAGATGACCGTCATCTATGCCTGGCCGCCGCTCAAGGCGCGCGCCTCGATGCTGACCGATGAAATGCCCGTGCGCCAGTCGCGCGGGATTTTCAGCGGCACCGACTGGGGGTCGAGCGCGGGGCCGCGGCGGTTGCTGGTGCGGCTGACCGTGTCGTCGCTGGCGGGCAACCGCGACGGGGCTGGCCTGTGCCAGAGCCTCAACCGGTTGCTCGATGGCGGTATCAATCTGGTGCGCCTGCCGCTGCCTGCGGTCAACCGCTGCCTTGATGGCGCGACCCCGACAAACCCGCTGGATTGGACGTATGACAGCGATCCGCTGGACTGGACCTACGACAGCGACCCGCTGCTGTGGTTTTCCGGCCCGGTGCGCGCGGCGACCGTGACCACGCTGCACGGGTTTCCGGCGCTGGCCCTGACCGGTCTGGTGCCGGGCGTGCTGATCTGCCGCGCGTTCGAGGTGATCCGCGTCTGGGACGGCCACGACGACGAGGGCGCCTCGCGCGCGGTGACGACGGTTTTTGCCGATGCCTCAGGCAACGCGGTTATCCCGCTGCACGAGGCCTTGCCCGCCGGGATCGTCAGCACCGGCGCTAGCGCCACGGCTGTTTTCCGGGTGACGTCGATGCAGGGGGCGGATCAGCCGGTCGGCGCCGATTGGTACTACACCTGGTCGCTGCGCGAGGTTCTGGCCGGTGAGATCCCCGAGGGCACAACCGAGGTCGATCCATGGGCGTGACGCGCGATATCGACCCCGATCTGCTGGCCGCGATTTCGGACCAGTGGTTTCACCCGGTCACGCTGGTTTTTGTCGATTGGCCGGGCGATCCGCTGCGGGTGCATTCCGGCAGCGGCACGATCACATGGGGGGGGCATGACTGGACCGGCCTCGACGGGCTCAACGCCGGTCAGGTGACGTTGCCCAACGAGGCGGCATCGCTGGCGATGGTCGAGGGCGAGGCGGTCGCGGGTGGCGATCCTGAGCGCATTGACGAGATTCTTGGCGATGCCGAGGCGGCGCGCGGCCAGGCCGTGCAGGTCTGGTTTGGCGCTGTCACCGCGCGCGCCGGGACGGTGCTGATCGGCGATCCGATGCTGGTCTTTACCGGCACCATCGGCGCGGTTGCTGACGAGGATACGCCGCACGGTGACACCGGCATGGTGCGGCTGGTGCGGCTGCAACTGGTCAGCGGCCCATCGCAGCGGGCTGTCGCCGCCGCCCATCATAGCTGGGACGATCAGCGTCGCACCGACCCCGAGGATACCGCCGGGCGTTGGGTTATGGGCGCGGTCGGCAGCCTTGTTGCGAGCCTGCCCAAATGGTGAGCGCCGACGACGCGATGGCGGCGGTGCTGGACGTGATGGCGGGGCCGTGGGTCTGGGGTGTCAGCGATTGCTGTTCGGCGGCCTGCGATGTTTTTGCGCGGCTGCACGGGATCGATCCGATGGCGCCGCTGCGGGGGCGCTTTGCCAGCCGGGCCGAGGCGCTGCGCCTGATCCGCTCCGCCGGGGGCTGGCGCCCGATGTGCGCCGATCTGGCGGCACGGGCCGGGCTGCGTGCCGGGATCGGCGGGGCCGGTGAGCTGGGCTTGGTGCGCGGCGGCGGTCGGCTGTCGCTGGCCGTGGGCGTCGGTCACGGCATGTGGGCGGGGCGGGTGGACGGCGGCTTTGCCACGACAGCGGGGGTTATCTGGTCATGCCGGAGCTGATTACCTCGACTCTGGTTGGCTGGGGCGTCAGCGCGTCTGCTGCCACCGTGATCGCCAATCTGGGCGTGTCGGTTGTGCTGTCGGCAGTATCGACCGCCCTGACCAGACCGAGCGGGTCCGACCTGAGCCGCGAGTTGGCAATGCCCAAAAGCCTGCCGATCTATCGCTATGTCTATGGGCGGTCGGTACGCATTCAGGGTTCGGGCGCTCCGTATTGGGTGGTCAGAGACAATGTCCTCTATGGCTGCATCCTGCTCAATTCCCGCCCCAGCGGCGGCGGCAATTTTGCCTTGTACCTCGACCGCCGCGCCGTGGGCCTGTCTGGCGATCCGCGCGATTTCGGGGCGATGACCAGCGGCAGCGGCACGGTGCTGGCGGGCAACACCTTTGTCACCATCACGCATGGCCTGGGCGGCACGCCTGCTGCGGCGGGCATCGCCGGGTGGGGTGCTGACGGGCCGCTGACGATCAGCAATATCACCTCGACCACGTTTCGGATCAACCTGGCCGCCGCCGCGCCAGGCGGTGGCACCCCGGTCAACTGGCGGGCGGTGCTGTCCAACGACGGCGGCATCGCCCTCAATGCGCCGTTTGCGGGGTATTGCAATGTCTGGCTGGGGTTGGGCGATCAGACCCACCCGCCCGCGCGCATCCTGCAAGAGGTCGGCGATCTGCGGTCGATCAACCCCGAAAAATTCTGGCCCACCGATCGATGGACCAATCGCACGGTGTTGTGGGTGCGGTTTGTCGCTGGTCCAAGCGGATCGCGCGCCGAACGCTGGCCGTCCACCCCGCCGCTGGTCGAGGTCGAGGCCGACTGGTCGCGCGTCTGGGATCCCCGCGACGAGGCGCAGGATGCCGATGACCCGGCGACATGGTCGGTCAGCGACAATCAGGCGCTCTGCCTGCTCGACGCGCTGCGACAAAATCCGATTGCCCGCTATCCGTTGTCGCAAATCCGGCTGCAGGATTTCATCGACGCCGCCGATGCCGCCGACGACTTTGTGCCGCTGCTGGCGGGCGGGTCTGAGCGTCGCTATCGGGTCGGCGGCATCGTCGCTTTCGGGGCCGCGACCGAATTGTCAGACACCCTGCGCCCGCTGGAGATCGCCGGGGCCGGATCGCTGTTTCGCGCAGGCGGGATGATCGGCTATGACCCGGGCGTCTGGGCGGCGCCTGAGATCACGCTGACCGAATGTCTGGGCGATACGTCCGTCATTTTCGGGCGCACGCGAAAGGGCCGCGATCTGCCGGGCGCGATCAAGGGGGTTTACCCTGACCCCGCCGCCGGGTGGGAGCAGGCGGAAACCCCGCCGCGGCAGGTTGCCGCTGACTGGGACGGCGGCGATGACCGCATTCGCGGCATCGATCTGGACTTGGTGTTTCGCGGGACGCAGGCGCAGCGGATCATCAAAATCATGGCCGAGCGGCTCAAACTGCCGCGCAGTCTGTCGGCAACATTTCCGCCCTCGGCGATCAAGGCGATGGCCGGGGCGCGGGCAACCGTCGCGCTGCCCCGCGAAACCGATGCGCGCAATGGCATCTATCGCATCACGCGCTCGCACCCCGCCAAGTGCCTGGATACCGACAAGGGCGTAGAGATGGCCCTGCCTTTGGAAATGGAGGAGGACGCCGCTGCGGTCTATGCGTGGGTCGCGGCGACCGACGAGCAGCCGCTGTTTGACCAGACGACCGTGCCGCCCGATCTGGACGTCACGGCGAGCTGGGATTCGGCGGCGCTGTCAGGCGGCGATATCGACATGGTGGTCGATACCCCGTTCGAGCTGATCTCGTCCGACCCTTTCAACATCTACGCCCCGTTTGTGGACGGGGTCGAAATGCGGTTTCGCCGCAATCAGGAGACGTTCTGGTTGCCGGGCGCCCCGCTGGTCTGGTCGGACACGCTGGCGCATTGGACCGGCAGCATCCCGTCGGTCATCAACCCCAGCAGCTATGACATCGCCGTGCGCACGGTCATCGATGACCGCGTCTCGCCCTGGCTGATCCTCTATGCCGTGCCGGTCGGCGTGACGCTGGCCGCCCCCTCTGGCGTGGCGCTGACGCCGGGCGCCGGGCAGATCGCCGTCGCCGCCACGGCCCCCGCCGATGCCGACTGCCACGCGGTGCAAATCCGCGTCGGTACCACGTCAGACCCCGAGGGCGCATGGGCCGTGGCCGAGATCCTCTGCGATCCGTCAGACCCGGTCAGCGCCACCGCCACCGGCCTGCCCGCCGGGCTGCTGCATTACGTCTTTGTCCGGGCTGTCACCAGCATCGGCGCTGTCGGCCCGTGGGCCGCAACCGCAACTTCCACCCCCACCTGAGAGGTCTATCATGGCTGTATCCCCGCGCACCCGTCCCATCGTTGGCGGGGCGGTATCGAGCGAGGCCGACCTGGCCAATGAGGCCGCCTGGATCGATGCCCTGCTGGCAGACAAGGCCAACGTCTCGCACACGCACCCCGCGACGGGCATCAGCGACAGCACCGCCGCCGGGCGGGCCCTGCTGACGGCGGCGAATGCGGCGGCGCAGCGCACGGCGCTGGGGCTGGACACGGCGGCACAGCAACCGGCCACCGCCTTTGCGACCGCCGCGCAAGGGGCCAAGGCCGATACCGCCGTGCAGCCCGACGGCGCGGTCATCACCGACCTGACAGCGCGCCTTGACCGCATCGCCATCGGCGATCTGACCCGCCCCGGCGAAAACCCCGAGCAATTTTCGGCGGTTCTGACCGGCGAGCCCGAGGACCGCGCGCCCCTGTCGCCGGATGGCGTGGACGTGGACGATGACGCGGGCGCGCTGTGGGAGCAGGCCGGGTCCGGCATCGTCGCCCCGCGCCGGGCCTATGCCATCGAGGCGAGCCGCGTCTACCGGCTGCGGGTGCAGTACAAGCGCACTGTCAACAGCGACGACCCCAGCGGCGACGCTGTGCAGGTCAAGTGGCGCAACCTGAGCAAGAGCAAGGCGACGGTCTCGACGGTCACGATCAACACCGCCGCCAACCCGCTCGTTGCGACTGGCATTGTCGAGGTGACGGCGCTGGTCAGCAAGCTGAGCGGCGTCGAGGGCGTGACCGTGGTGCCCCCCTCGACCGCCCGCTATGGCGTGCCCTATGTCGAGACGTTTGGCGACACGCCGACGACCGGGATCATCGGCGTCGAGTGGACCGATGTGACCGGGCTGGTGCTGGGCGGCGCTGACGTCGAGGCCCTGTATACCGGGCTGGCGGCCGAGACCGATGCCCGCGAGAGCGCCGACACGACGCTGACCAACCTCATCTATGCCACGACCGGGGTTTTCGCCAGCCGCGCGGACGCGATGGCCGCGACCATCCCGGCGCTGCAAACGACACTCAGCCTGCTCGACCCGCTGGGCCGCAAGCTGGATTATGTCGAGCGCCCGGGCGCAGCCGCCCTGACCACCAACGGCGGCACCCGGCAGTGGGCGCCCGCCCTCATCATCACCGCCAACCATTGTGGCCTGGCGCCGGGCGACGGCGCTGGCAACGACGACGCCTTCGAGACGGCGGTTGCTTACGCCTATGAGACCGGCGCCGATGTGGTGATCCTGTCGGGCGTCTATGGCGTCGACAACCGGATGCAGGTCACGCAGGCGGGGGTCAAGGTCAATGGCAAGGGCGCCGAGTTTTATGCGATGGACGGTATCGCCATTACCGAGCCGATCATGCAGGCCTATATCCTGGCCGAGAGTTTCCAGATCAGCGGCGTGCGCTTTAACGGCATGGGGCGCGTGCGCTATGGTTTGATGTGCCGGGGCGACAGGCCGACCGTTGACGATTGCGAATTCATGGGCTGCGGCACGGATGCGGGCGGCTATCCCTATGGCTATGCCTGTTTTCTGAATGGCGATTTGATCGCCGCAGGGTATATGTCGCGGTCCCGCGTCACCAATTGCCGGTTCTGGGATTGCGACGGCGGAGGCGTCGGGCAATACAATTCCTGGAAAGCGATCATCACCGAGTGCCATTTTGCAAATATGGGCTTGGAGATGATCACGGTCGATAGATCGGCCAGCGATTTTACCATCATCAGCGATTGCCACGGCGACAATCTCTGCATCCTCGCCGGGGTCGGTGGCATCGGCATCGACGGCGGCGAGGGCTGGAGCATCGACAATACGACGATCATGCACACCCAGACCGGCGCCGATTCCGGGCTGGCTGTGCCCGGCATCTGCGTGCAAAACAACCTCGGCGACAGCACCAACGGCAAGATCACTGACTGCCTTCTGGCATACAATGCCGCTGGTGCGATCCGCTGCCGCACGACCGCGCCGTATACCTCCGGTGGGGTGGAGTACCCCGGCGGCACCACGGTCAACATCCTGATCACCGGCTGCCAGATGTACGACAACAATGGCAGCAGCGTCGTCGCCGATGCCGGGACGACCGGCACGCTGGCGGCCAACAGCTATGGCGGCGACGAGCCCGCAGTTCCGGCGACCTGGCGCGGGAAAAACATCGCCTTCTTGGTGCGCAATGCGGCCAGCGTGGCAAATGTCACCGGCGATGGCAGCTATTATACCGTGCCCTTTGCCACCGAGGTCTACGACAAGGGCTCGACGGTATCCAGCGGCGTGCTGACTTTCCCCCGCCCCGGCATTTACCGGCTCGACGCAAATATCGAGCTGCGCAATGTCGATGCGACGCACACCTATATGGACCTGCGGATTACCACATCGACCGGTCAGGTATTCACGATCAGCAAAACCCCCATGGCGGCCGGTCGCAACGGGCTGAGCATCTCGGTGCAGTTGGAGGTGACAGCAGGCAACATCACGTCCGGCATCACTGCGTCTGTCTCGGTCAGGGTGGGCGGCGGCGCTGCGGGGCCAGTTGTTAATCTTCATTCGGCCGACAGCGCGCTGAATTTCTTTACCGGCGACCTGATCCGCGAGGCGGCGTGATGGCGAGCTATACCGCGCGCGATGTCAAGCTGGCGTCCGAGCCCTATGAGCAAATCCTGCGGCGCCGCGCTGCAGGGATCTCGGACGCCCACAAATACCCAGCGCCCCGGGTAGAGGCGCTGGGCGGCATTGCCGATCCCGAGGCACTGGCGCGCCGCGCGCTGGAAAAGCGGCGCGAGGCCGAGCGCGACGCAAAGGCAGGTGAGGCGCCACCCGAGCCGGACCTGTCCACCGGCGCGCTGCGCGCGGCGCACCGGCTGCAGCAGGCCGCGCGCCAACGGGCTGCTACCGAGGCCGCGCCGAAGAAAAAGCCCAAGACGCGGCAGGTCAAGCGCGCGGCACGGCCAGCGCG